CCCCGGTAGCAATCAAAGATTGCAGAAACTAGACAATTTGGATGTGAACTTTGTACCCCCACTCCACTAAACAAGCGGCATTGGTGGTTACATGACCACATCCGGTGCCTAACTGCTTACCATTAACAGCAAAGGTGTCCCCTTTCATCAAGGTGGTACCTCCTGCCGCTGCTATGGTCCTTTTTATAAAGGACGGTCCAGTCCACTTCACTACGAGAGGTTCTCCAATCGATACGAACTTTACATAAGAATCCTTAACGGTAATCTTAATTGTAGGTTCAAACTTTTTGGAGTCACTCACGAGTGAAGTGGCCCGAACCGCAACCTCATCATCAAAGGATAAAGCAGATTTGCCTTTCTTGAGGGTTTCGGTATGTGTATAGGAATGCCACGAAGCAACAGACCTATCACGTGCTGATTGTTTGCGCCGGCGCGCAAGTTCGCTTTTCGAGATTTTCGCTGATTTATTCATAATTTTAAAGGGTCGTCACCCTCTAGCGGTATGAATAACCGTGATATTTCTTGTGGAGATTTCCACAAAGAGCACACTCGCTTAAAGTCCTCTCCAGCTATGGGTCTGTACTTCTTCATTAATTGCTGTATGTAGCGACTCACTTCATCGAAATGGGCTGTTCCATACAACAATTCTCTCATCGCCAGAGCTCGCTGAAGCTTTAATGCTGGACTTCCACGTAAATCGCGGAAGGCCAAACTAGCTAGCAGTTTCTCTGGTTTGAGATAGCGAGGAAGTACATAATTTCCATGCTTTTGAAAACCAAACGATAGAAAATCAAGATTCTGCACAGGGAGCGGTTGCAAACTCTGTTCATCACCTTTGACAGTGATTCCTAAGGTTGCAGCAACCTCCTGTACAGCTAAACCATTGAACTTGTTTATTATATCTTCATGTACAGAAAAAGTATTATCGTCACCATATAGTAACGCCGACACTTGTTCTGTCCAATCAACATAATTTCCACCTGTTTTACGAATGAAGGTGAGCATCAACAAAGCACATAAAGCAATGGTATTATCCACTACTGTATTTGGCGAACCCGAAGGGTTGCCTATGTGCTTTCGTATCAGTTCACCTCCCGGCAGCACATACGTGCTATTAATTACCTCATCGTAAAATTGGTCACTCCAGTCCAATACGTGTTTGAGCTGATCAACACTTACACTTCTTCGAAGCCATCTTTGTCGTAGTTTGCATACGAGTTTCAAGAAACTGGGTGGCAAACTTGCATCCCACTCAGTTTCATCCAGAGCGAATCCGCGATCGAAACGTGCCAATTTGGTGAAAGCTCTGTTCCACCCTCCATTGTACAGTGACATTCCCACAGCTGAAGAAGTAGTCAAATGTTCCTCATAAAATTGTTCATTTTGTTGTAAGAACAAATGACGACCCACCAGCAGTGCCTCCATAGGGGCACCGCTGAACTGCCGAATATTATGTTGTACAAGTTTTTGAATTGAACGAGCCTCCTCTTTCAAGGAGCTTGTCCAAACAAAACGGGGGGTGGGAAGATTACCAAAATTAGAGGCACGTTCTTTCACTTCCTCCCAATGTTTACTGTCAACAAGTTCCCTTTTTGTGCCATAAGAGACATTCCAAGGAAAACCTGGAGAAGTTGTTAAATCCATACCATCTGTGTCTAGCAAATCCGTCAAACCTGCAGTTTGCATGGATTTACCAAACTCCCTATCCAACCAATCTAGCAACACATTTTCTTCAGCAGGTGTAAAAGTTGCAATGATCTCACGATCATATTTCTTTATTCCCCTGTATGCTGCCTTCAAGGTGGGATTGGCATTGCGGTAAGGTAAATTTTGAACTCTGTCATGACCATAAAACTTACAAAAGTCCATATCCCGCTTACGTCGCATTTTCAAATTTGGAAAACGCTGAACGCAACCAAGAAAGTCCAAATGAGGAGTTTTGTGTCTCCATTCAAAATTTTTAACTTCTTTTGGACACAGTGAATATTGAGCCAGAAAAGATAGTCCTTCTCTTTCCCGGCACTCTAGTTTAAAAGATCTAGAAACTCTTGATTAAATGGCACGAAGCCATTGGAGCCGCACCCGTCATCACCAAAAGCGTGGATACCAACACAAGCCCATTTCGAGCCTCGCTGCTGCAATACAGCAGATCCACACCATCCATCGGTGGTATAACACGAATGCTTCTCCAAACCAACCATTCCAACAGAAATCTGATCTGTATTAACAACCACTCCTGTCTCACCTTCATTCGGTAGAGCCATTTCATAAGATAATGATTTGACTCCTGCAAGATGAATTTTTGATTTTTCAATCAACATCACATCTTTATCCGAAAGTTTTGAAGAAATGAGATCAGAGCGATTGAAAGTACACTCAGAATCTCCCATTGTGACATGTTGTTCTTCACCTCCTACGCAGGCATGATTTTGCACTAAGTAGTACTGGCGAATAGGCAACATCCACGCTTGTCCATTTATCCTGGGCAACTTCACTGGAAAGGATTTTAATGGAGCACTCCCTAGAGAGCTTTCCCTCTTATCCCATCCACTTACAGCATGTCCAAGTTCTTTATCCCAATGAATCTGTAAATCTGAATTCTTGAGATAAAATGTTAATTCTTCCAAGTCTTCCAATTTGTCCTTCAATTCTGCTCCTGTTGCACTACAATAAGTCTCCAGGTCAGGATCGTAGAACTCATAGGTTTCATGGTCATAAATGAACGTCCGGCGGCCCTTTTTCTTGCGATCAGGGTGTCGTAGTTTGGTGCCTCGTCCCTTTGTTTTACCTTTATTTTTACCTTCCCGCGTCACCCGAAAGGATGATACGTTCCAAACAATGAAGGTCATTATCACCGAAACAGCTGTCACCAGCATACCGACCTGTTTCTGAATGTGCTCTCGATATCCTGCCATAGGCAATCTGAACACACGTTTACAAACAGAATTTGACATATTACTTAAGAAGATCCACACGTCCACCACCCGATTCATGTCCAACAGCGACATTAATGCTTTTTCAAACATATATGGCGCCGCGGCCAAGCCAGCGAGGTCGCGTAGATTACTTCCGGTAAATAGGCCAGTCCAAAAAGGTACTGTCATCATTGCTTTTGAGAAAGATTCCCGCTTGCTTGATGATTTCCCTTTAAGGTAATAAACGGTAGCCAGTGCAGTTGCTCCTAATGCCATAACCTTGCAAATTAATGCACCTTTGTAATATTTGATGCATCCTTTGCAATAGATATGACAAATGACTAGAAACACTTCACTGAGTAAAGACCAAAGTAATAATAAAGATAAAGCAAACATCTGCCCAAGGTCAAGACAGACATATGCTCCGATCAGAGTGAAGAAAAACACACTAAACATACCCACTTTTAATGCAAACAAATACATCCTTAAAGTGGAAATTTTGTCTAGTGTGCTTTTCACACCAAAATCGACCTCAAAGTGTGGCGCTATTTTTGTGCACCACTCTACCGAGGATTTTATTGCACTTGCCCCATTAGTGAGCAATTTCGTTACTTC